ATCTGATCATTGAGATCCCTCCGCGACATGGTAAATCAATGACGATTTCGGAGACATTCCCGAGTTACTTCTTGGGACGTAACCCGTCGAAGAAAGTCATTGCTGTCTCCTATTCCGCTGATCTCGCAAACGGATTCGGTCGATTGAACCGGAGCAAGATTGACGAGTTTGGTCATCTGTTTAACATCAAGATCGACCGGAGAAACGGAGCGGTAGGGAAATGGACACTCCATGGTAAACGTGGCGGTATGACCGCGACGGGTATCGGGGGTTCGGTCACTGGTAAAGGGGCGCACGTACTCATTATTGATGACCCGTTTAAGAACGCAACGGCTGCCAACAGTCCGCGCCAACGACAAACGGTCTGGAATGAGTGGGAGAGCACCCTGTCGACGCGTCTCGAGGAAAAGGGAGACGGTGCCAGTGTCATTGTTGTTATGACGCGGTGGCATGAAGACGATCTTGTCGGTCGCTTGCTGAATAACAAAAGTCGAAAGTGGACACGGATTCGCTTACCAGCTATCGCTGAAGACGAAGACGACTTACTCGGTCGAGAAATCGGTCAGGCATTATGTCCGGAGCTTGGATATGACGAGGAATGGGCAGCGGTCAAGAAAGTCGAAGTCGGTTCCCGGACATGGGGGGCGCTATATCAGCAACGTCCAGCACCGGGTGAAGGCGCTATGATCAAACGAAGCGACATCCGCTTCTATAAGGCGTTACCGAGCGGAGCATTGAATGATCGCCTTGAAAGCTGGGACCTTACGTTCAAGAACACAGAAGGCGCGGACAGCGTGTCCGGTCAGCTGTGGGCAAGGGACGGAGCGAACTTCTATCTCGTTGATCGCATTAACGACGTGATGGACTTCCCGGCTACTGTGAACGCGGTCCGCTCCTTCAATGCAAAACATCGTTCAAATCGAATTCTCATTGAGGACAAGGCGAACGGTCCAGCTGTCATTTCTACGCTTCAGCGTGAAATATCCGGCATTATCCCTGTCCAACCAATTGGTAGCAAGTCCGCTCGAGTAGCGGCTGTCTCGCCTTATTGGGAGGCGGGGAACGTTTACCTTCCGGATCCATCAATCGCGCCATGGGTGAATGATTACATCGAACAGATCGTGTCCTTCCCGTTCGCGGCACATGACGATGACGTGGATGCTATGAGCCAAGCGCTCAACCGCTTCATGATGCAAGTCGTGCCACAGATTCGAGAGCTCGGATAAAAAACAGACTGGAAAGGGGGTGAACGAAATCATGCAGTTCAAAGCCATGAAGACCAACTTCATGACAAAAGCGACGGCAGTCCATGCCGCGATCTATGGTGCACAGTTCAATACGCCTCAATGGGGTTCTGCTCGATATGATCGCTTAGCAAAGGATGGACATAACGATAACGTATGGGTGTATGCCTGTATCAATGCCATAGCAACGTCCTCAGCGGACATTCCACTCCTCTTATATCAGCGTAAGGGGAAAGGGAAAGTCGAGATTGAGAGTCACCCACTCCTCGATTTACTTAAAAAGCCGAACGATTTTCAGTCCGGACGAGACTTACGAGAAGAGTGGGCGCGGTATTTATTGTTATCTGGTCGCTCATTCATCGAAAAGACACAAGGATTAACCAATGTCGCTGAGCTGTGGGCGTTGCGTCCAGATTGGATTGCTCCGGTACCAAGTACAAAAGACATGATTGGCGGGTATCTATTCCGCGCTGATGGCGGGACAGAAAAACAACTTCGTGCAGATCAAGTCATGATGTGGAAGCTACTTAATCCGCTTAGTACCCTAGATGGTCTCTCTCCGCTTCAAGTCGCTTCTAAAGTCGTCGACATGGACGCTTCCGCGAATGGTTGGAACAAAGCCTTGCTGGATAACGGGGGTAGTCCTCCGGGGGTAGTCACGACGGCAAGCACGCTTGATGAAACGACATTCCAGCGGATGAGTGCACAAATCCGGAAGATGTTTGGAGGTCGCCGTAATGTTGGGAAGTTTCCGCTCCTTGAGGGCGGGTTGACCTATCAATCGACAGGATTGTCACCAAAGGACATTATGTTCAAAGATGTAAAGCTGATGAACCGGATCGAAATATGCGCGGCATTTAACGTCCCTCCAGAAATCGTGGGGGATGGTCAAAACAAGACCTACTCGAACTACCAGGAAGCGCGGTCATCCTTTTACGAGGAAACAGTCCTTCCGTTCACTGGAAAGTTTCTTGATACGTTAAACACGCAGCTGGTACCGTTATTCGGTCCTGATCTATTTTTAGAAATCAATCTCGATAAAGTCGAAGCCTTACAAGAGAATACAGATTCGAAGTGGAAACGGATTACCGAAGCGGTTGATAAAGGCATTTTGACACCAGATGAGGGGCGTTACGAGCTCGGTTATAGTCCAAAGAAAGGGAAAGCCGCTGAATTACGCGATCCTGTGGCGCGTGTAGCGTCTTCTTCGACTTCCGAGGGCAATGATAGCAACAAATCGCAAGCGGGTCTTACAGCGAGCGAGAACCCTTTTGACGCGGGCATCGAGTCGCTTAAATCTATTCTTCAAATACTCGAAACAAAAAGCATACCTGAAGATGAAGATGCTGCCTATTTCGAGTTAGTCGAAAAAGAACGAGCACCTTTCTACAAATCCGCTTATAAGCTGATCAGAGAGCGGTTGATAGAAGAGAGGGATGCGATCGTCAAGGCGGTTGAGAAAGGTGGAATGGAAGCCTTCGAAAAAGAGATGGACATCCAGGAGGAAAAGTGGAATCTGACCATTACCGCTATCTACACTGGAACGATCACTCATTTTGGAAAGTGGAAATATGACTTACTCAAAGCGGAATACGATGCCAAGCTAAAAAGTAAATCGTTTGAGGAGAAGTTTTTCAAGCGCGCCTTCACAGCGGCAAGACAAGCCATTCAGAAGTTCATCGGTGAAACGTCTGTCTATGCAGTCACTAAGATAAATGAGTTTACACGAGAAACGCTCCGCGCTGTTATCAGTAATGGCGTTGATCGAGGTGCTTCATTCCGAGACATCGGGAAGGACATTCAAAAGATTTATGGCGGGAAGTTCGGTCCACGTCGAGCGATTATGATCGCGCGGACGGAAATCGTTTCCGCGTCGAACTATGGCGCACAGCAGGGCGCTCTTGCTACTGGATTGAAGCTCGAAAAGAAATGGGTGACCACGCTAGACGGTCGCCAGCGCGACTCACACAATGATTGCCATGCCCAAGTAAGGGATATGGAGAAACCTTATGACGTGGGAGGTTATCCTGCCCGTTTCCCCGGTGATCCTAAGTTGCCAGCGAAGGAGCGGATTAAATGCAGATGCGCGGAAAAACATGGCGTAAAGGAGTGAGAACATGACAAAAGTTATTGGTAAATCCGGAGGCGGACCGCTTACACAAATCATCTTGAAAATCCTTGAGATGGAAACCAAAGCACCTGAACCACCTGAAATCGAAATGAAAAGCCATGATTTTGAATTTAAAGCCGCTGATGGCGAAACAAATGTCATCGAAGGGTATGCAGCGACATTTGGTGGTGCTCCTGATAGCCATGGAGACATTATCGAAGTAGGCGCCTTCACAGAAACGCTGAAAGAGCGCGGAGATCGTATCAAGTTTCTTTGGTCGCACAATTGGGATCAGGTACTTGGACGAGTGACTGAGGCTTACGAAGATGAAAAAGGCTTATATATCAAAGTTAAAATCAGCGATACGCAACGCGGTCGAGAGACGATGACGCTGATCAAAGACGGTACCATTGATCGAATGTCTATTGGGTATCGAACGATTGACTACAGGTACGATGACAAAGGCTTCCGACGACTGAAGCAAGTCAGCTTATACGAGGTATCAGCGGTACCGATTCCATCAAACGATAACGCGGAAATCCTTAAAGCCAAGCAAGCCAAGCACACAAACCCTGTCGACCCCTATGGTGAAGCAAGCGGTCTTGAAGCGATTGAGTTGTTGCTTGAGGAGGTGAAAGCAGGAAAAGCAATCTCAGCGAAAACGGAAAAGGCGATCACTGACGCCATTGGTGGTATGAAATCCGCTATTAGTTCACTAGAAACGCTCTTAGACGCGGTGCACAAAGAAGGCGATGAGGACCCTGATAAGGGGAAATCGGGTATCGACGAGCAAAAACTCGCAAACATGATCCAATCGTTCATGGCGGGACTGGAAAAAGCATAAAGGTAGATCACATGTACACACAGTATCGAAAACAAACCATTTTACTTAAAAGGAGCCAGCATTCATGAAAACACAGCAATCAACACAGCGTTACCCGCTATCACTTAAAGGAGCAAGCGGTGGAACAGGGATTCAGTTCTTCTCTACATCGACGCCAGACCTTGCTACACAGCTAACTCAGATGATGGAAGAGTTCAAAAAGGCGAAGGAAGCAATGGAAACGGAGACAAAGAGCTTCGGCAAAGCTAAAAAAGCTACAGAAGAAAACTACAATGAGCTCAAAACAACCGTCGAAGAGATGGAGCGGAAATTTAACAAAGCGTTCGCAGATAACAACCGCGTCAATGAACCTGGATCAATGACGAATGAACAGAAAGCGCAGAAAGAACTCGAGTCAAAAGCGTTCTACAACTTCATGCGTGTTGGTAAAGGTGAGATGAGTGTAGAAGAGCGGAAAGCACTTGTCGCGGATGAAGAGGGTCAAATCATCATCCCGGAAGAACTCGACAAAGAAATCGAACGCGAACTTCCGAAAGTTGCGATTTTCCGTCAATTGGTCAACATCCGGAAGACGAACTCTGACCGAATCCGCAAACGTAGCATGAACGAATTAACTGTTGGATGGGGCAAGCTCGAAACAAGCGCAAAAAAAGCCTCTGACTTCGAATCTTCACTCAAACCAGCTGATCGTTTCATCTACGTCGAGAACTTGAACGGATTAACGAAAATTGGTCTCGATGAGTTGGAAGATACAGACATTCAATTGCAAGCATACCTCGGATCGTCGTTCGCTCTTGCAGCGGCAATTGAAGAGGATAAAGCGGTTCTCGTCGGTAAGGGTCACAACGAAGAGGAGCCAGAAGGAATCCTCACAAACACCAATGTACCGCGTCATACAACAGCAGCAATCAATTCGGTAGTAGCGGATGACTTGATTGATCTGTTCTACAAAGTTCCTGCTCAGTACCGTAAAAACGGAACGTGGGTCTTGCCATCGTACCTCGAGCAAACAGTTCGTAAGCTCAAAAATGCGAACGGGGATTACATCTGGCAAGCTGCTATCACACAAGGTACACCGAACCAGTTGCTTGGACGTCCAGTATTCACACAGGATGACTTCGCGGCACAAGCAGAAGGTGCGGAAATCGGTGTGTTCGGAGACTTTAAACAAGGCTACACACTTGTCGACAAACCGGGCAACTCTACTATCCAACGTTTGAACGAATTGTACATCGAAGACGATCTCATCGGATTCAAGTACAAAAAACGTGTCGGTGGCGGTGTCGATAAACCAAACGCCTTCGCGATCTTGAAAGTAAAAGCGTCAGCTTAATTTAAAACGATAGGAGCGGATTGATATGCCAGAAAGATCAGTGAAAATCCTTGCTTCTTCGATCGGCTTTGCCTCGAGTGTACATCACTCGGGGGAAGTCCTTTCGATTGACGAAGCAGTAGCAGCAAGCTGGGTCGAAAACGACTTAGCGGTCTATGTCGAAACACCTGAAGACAAACAACCAGAGCTAGGAACGCCTGAAGATAAACAGCCTGAACTTGAAAATCCAGAGGGGAATCAACCGGACCTAGAAACTCCGGAAGACGACGCTCCTCCGGTCGAAACAGCGGGTGACAAACCAGCTGAAGAAGAAGCGAAACCAAAAACGAAACGCACTCCTAAAGGGAGCAAATAAGGAGGCACACGATGCTGAAGGTGAATGCACTCACTACTGTTCAACGAATCGAAAAAGAACTGGGTCTCAGCGAGGATAAACGACCGTTTATCGAAGACGCGATCAATACAGCAAGCTCGATCATCGAATCGTTTTGTAATCGTAAGTTCGCCTTGCGCGGACACTTGGACATCATTCCGGAAGAGGAAGACGAACACGTCTGTGAGCAGTTCCCGCTTCGTCGTGTGATTTCTCTGAACGGCAAAGAAATGGTGGACCCATTCTTTGCGGAATCTGGTGTCATTTACGAGACGTTCCCCGCTCGTAGTCGACTTCTGTATGAAGCGGGTTATGTCACTCCAAGCATGGCACTAGAAGACCTCCTGTGCGATCTCCCCCCTGATCTTGAACAGGCA